GTCGCCTGTGTCGCCTGTGTCGCCTGTGTCGCCTGTGCCGCCTGGGCCAGCTGGTTTCCCAGCGGGTGGTATCAGCTCCTCCAGCGTGCTTGCCAGCTGCTCCTCCGTTGGCAAAAGATCGCTCGCCAAGAACGCATCGGGCCGCAAGCCTGCCAACGTGCTTGTTAGCTGAGCCCCCGTTGGTAGGAGTTCGCTCGGCAAAAACGCATCGGGCCGCAAGTTTGCCAGCGTGCTTGTCAACTCGTCTTCTGTCGGAATAAATGCGTCTGCGGCGAATCCCTCTGGTCGTTCCCGAAGTAGCTCGGTACGCAACGCGTCTTGACCCGGCATAAACGCGGCTGCGCCAAACGCATCGGGTCGTTCCCCAAGTAACTCGGTGCGCAACGCGTCACGGCCCGGAATAAATTCGTCTGCGCCAAACGCATCGGGTCGTTCCCCAAATAGCACTCCGGCCAACGCGTCACGATCAGGAATAAATTCGTCTGCGCCAAACGCATCTGGTCGTTCCCCAAATAGCACCTTGGCCAACGCCCCACGATCAGGAATAAATTCGTCTGCGCCAAACGCATCTGGTCGTTCCCCAAATAGCACCTTGGCCAACGCGTCACGATCAGGAATAAATTCGCTTGCGAGGAATCCTTCTGGTTGTGTCCTAAGTAGCTCTTTGCGCAAGGCAAATTGCCCCGGCATAAACGAGGCTGCGCCAAACCCTTCCGGTTGTTCCCCAAGTAACTCGGTGCGCAAGGCAGCTTGCCCCGGCATGAATTCGCTTGCGAGGAATCCTTCTGGTTGTGTCCTAATTAGCTCTTTGCGCAAGGCGTCTTGCCCTGGCATAAACGAGGCTGCTCCAAATCCCTCTGGTTGTTCCCCAAGTAGCTCGGTGCGCAACGCGTCACGATCCGGCATGAATGCGCTTGCTCCAAATCCTTCTGGTCGTTCCCCAAGTAACTCGGTGCGCAAGGCGGCACGTCCTGGTATGAAGTCGCTTGCGAGGAATCCTTCTGGTCGTTCCCCAAGTAACTCGGTGCGCAAGGCGGGACGTCCTGGCACGAAGTCGCTTGCGAGGAATCCCTCTGGTCGTTCCCCAAGTAACTCGGTGCGCAAGGCGGCACGTCCTGGTATGAAGTCGCTTGCGAGGAATCCCTCTGGTTGTGTCCTAATTAGCTCTTTGCCGAAGGCGGTGCGTCCTGGCATAAACGCGGCTGCGCCAAACGCATCGGGTCGGTTCGCCAATAGCTCGGTACGCAACGCGTCACGACCCGGCATAAACTGGGTCGCTAAGAACGGGTCGGGAGCGCGTGTTCCCAGCTCCGTCGCCAGAGCCCCCTCGCTCGGCAGGATGGCGTCGGGCGTAATGTCGGGTACCGTAATCTTGCCCAGCTCAGCGCTTAGGTCCCCGGTAAGGCCAATAGCTTCAGGGATGACGCCTGCTTGCCCGCTGAACGAACCCTCCGTCAAACCCTTGGCAGACCGCAATGCGCCGCTTAGCGTCTTGTCGAGAGCTTTTGCTGCGGTTTGTGCGGTCCCTATCTGGCCGGGAAACGCCCCAATGGTTTTGCCGGTCTCGGTCACCCCTGCTGCAAACGGATTCCACTGTGGCGGCGTTTGAAAATTGCTAAAGCCCGAAATGTCCGTGGCGGCCTGAGACGCACTGTCAACGAATTGCCGCAGCTCGGGCGCGATATTCGCTTCAAACGTGACCCTTTGTGTAATGTCTTGAAACGGCTCGCTTTGACGAGTCCCTTGTCGAGGGATTGGATCTCCCAGCTTGAAATAGGGGTTTTGGGACTCGGTGCCGCGTCGATTTCCTTGGTTTAAAAACGAGCCTGTTGACATTACTGAACTCCTGCTTTCCGCTTGCGCTTGATACCCAAATCCTTGTAGACCTGAACGATCCTTCGTATTCGAAACCATTCAGCTGAGACGTTCTGCGATACCGTGATGGATGAATGGGGATCATAGCCACTCAATTCAGAATCACGAGACAGGACGCGCACGCTTCCCAGCTTGCCTGTGCCCAGCCTATCCGTGTTCAGGTCAAAGCCCGCACCCTGCTGTGTGACGGTCTGGGTCTGGCCGACGATCCCAGATGACACTTGCTGTAGCTTTATGTCAAACGCGCCAATTGAGTCGAAGTAGTTGCGTGCAAACAGCCATCTGAGCCGGGATTCTTCACCCTCTGGTGCCTTGGCGCTGGTCGTGAACGAAGCATGAATGGCAGCCGTTGAGGAGTCATTCACATCCGTGTAAACTTCCGGGTCGTGATCCACAAGCTCGCCAATAAAATCTCCTGCGTGTGGCTTGTTGCTAATCATCGCCGCACAGGCTCGCTCGTAATATGTGGTGTTAGTCTGGCCACGGAATGGCCCATGCCAGCGCTCCTTTTCCACGTTGTAGACCATGATGTCATTCATGTTGGTCTGCGAAGCGCCAAACGGCAGCCATATCCATATTTCGTTCTTGAGCCGGTAATAGATGGCAAAGCTGTTTTTCAGGGCAGCGGGGTTGAGCTGGCCCCAATATCCTTCGTCCAGGTCAATGGATGCCTTGGTCACGTTCTCTACGCCATCCCACTCGTACACCCCTTCCAGCATTACGAAGAATTGCCGGTTGCCAGGAACCGTCACAACGCTGCGGCCCGATAGCGCAGCCTGCTGGGTCTGCTGTTGCAGCTGGTACGGGATCGTGGCGTTGCCCGTAGGCGTCAGCGTGTGGATGCCGTCTGCTGTGTGAATGGCCAGCGAGTCTGCCACCGGCACAAGCCCGGTGATGTCACTGCCCAGGTTGTAGAAAGACGTGGCACCCCAGGTCTCGATGTCGCCCAGGTCAGACCGCCATAGTCGGTCTGTGTTGGCATTTGTGTTGCCCATCCACAGCCGGTTGTCCCAAAAGGCCACGTGCTGGGCTGTCGTGAACCGGCTATCCACGTCGAGCAAGGCGAGTCCTGCCCCCGTGCCCGTCCATTTAAGCGGGGCATTTGTGCCGTTGGTGATAACCAGCGTGCCGTTGGCCCCGACCCATGTAAACGGCTTATCGGCAGTGATTGTCTGACTATTGGTGCGGTCATTCCATGCTGACCCGGAGTACTCCCAGAACACTGCTCCGGCGGCCTTAAACACTGGCTGCGACGTAGAAGACTCGCGGTATTCCCCCGCAAGCATGACGTTGGGATCGCCGGAAATGGCGTGTTGGCTCCCAGCATAGTTAGCGGACCCGGTGCGCTTCTCACACTCCCCTGCCTGCCCAATCCGTACGTTGATCGTATCGGTGCACTGGTCTTCTTCCAGGTTTTCTGGCGGGAGGTTGTAGACTGCACCGGCAGTCCATGGGCCATGAACAATGGCATCGCCGTCAATAGCCATTAGGCACTTAGCGATCCTTCCTGCACGAAAAACCCGAAGGCACTACCGCCGCCAAACTTGTGGCTGCGGGCGCGATGGCGATTGCCCCACATGCGTGAGTTTACACGCAGGGCACGGTCTACCTGTCGGTCTGCTTCTTGTCGGTTGATTTGTGCGCCATCGTCATCCCCCTTTTCCTGCTGGTACAGCGCCGCAGCCGTGTAAACAAGTGCGGGTTGCAGCGGCTGCGGAATCCATCCGTCGAGTGCGGTGGAGTCATCGTCGGATGTCCAATCGGGGATATAGGCGTAGTACCGGTAGCGGAAAGTTTCATTGGAGGTATCGTGCAGCGGGAACACAGCCACCAGCTGGTACCCCGTGTTGGAGTCAGCGCCCTCCGGGATGATCCAGCGGGCATCTCCCGTCTCGTTTTGATCGGGGTCGGCTTCATCCATTTCGTCCCAGCTGGCAATGGTCAGGACTCGGTTGTTCGTTTCGTCGCGCCAGCTGTAGGGAGACAATACATCACTGGCCAGTTGATACTGGCGCGTGACGACATCAGAAACAACGGTGGACGAGGGGCCACCACCAACGGAAAGAGTGCCACTAAAATCCGTCGTTTTTGACGTGGTGTAGTGGATGATGGTTGGCGCGTTGGTCACATCGTAGGACGCGGCAATGGTGCCAGAATTGGTACCATCCGTAATGGTATTTCCAACGGCAAACGAGCCCCCGGAAATGTTTTTCACCGTTACGGTATGCGTCGTGGTAAGCGTGCCCTGTTTATACAACCACCACCAGTCCGCCAGTGCACCCAGCTCTTTGGCCCCCATATTGAGGTAGAGCCGCATCTGGTCCTTGAACGTAGTGCTGGTTTCGTCCAAGCCCACCCGTTTTAACGCCATGGTGTAGGCTTCAGTTAGTGTCACCTCATGCGCTCAGTCTCCCACTTTCCCCCGGTTAAATCAGATTTGCCCACGCGCCATTCTCGTAGGCTTGCAGCTTATTGGTCGACGCGTTGTAGATAACCATGCCATTGCTGGCTGTTAGGGCATCTCGTTCAGTCGTCGTCAAATTTGCGAGAGTGACGTACGACCCCAACACGATGGTCTCAACCTGGATCGTGCCCAACGTGGCAGCATCCCCAGACAAGGATGCCGCCTGTATCTGTTTGAACTTCTCGGCCATCTACATCTGCGCGATGTCGGCGTACTCTTCGGCCTGGCTGGACGGGTTGCTGTTTCTCTGGTTCCACTGCGCCAGCCATTCGGCCACAGCTTCCGATCCTTCTTCAGTTTTGGCCTGTGATGCCTTCGGCTGAAACCCTTCCGGCTGCACGATCTCGCCCACTGAATACGCAATGCGCTTGGCGTCCTGGTTGGACTGGGTAGGCGGTGACTTCTTAATGGCCCCGCCCACACCCAATGCTTCTCGCATCGCCTTCTGTGCCTCGGGGCCAGCTTTCTGGATCATGCCCACCAGCTCGTCAACCGCCGTGGACCCCTCCTGGTTCTCTGTGGGTGCTTTCTTCTCGGCCATAATATCTCCGTTGTGTGTGAAATAAAGGAGAGAGAGCCGAAGCTCTCTCTCCTTCTTGGTTTATTCAAGCGTCAAGTGCACTGCGACGTACTCATTATCGTCGCCAGTTGAACCCACATAATGTCCGATTGTCTGGTATCCATCATGTGCGTCCAGCTTGGCCTCAACAAGGCCGTCGTGCGCATCGCTCATCACCAGCTCCATTCCGTAATGC